AGCTTGACCAGTGCGACCCTCATGTGGAACGGATCTGATCTCGACACGACAAACTACGACGCCCTGCTCATCGGTTGGGGTAACCAATCACACCAGAGTAGTGTGCAATTGGGCATCGGTTCAACGAAGTATTCGGCCGGTGCCGCCACCACCGCTCGTGGCTACCTGACATCCAATAGCTGGTCAATCGCTGACGGAGGCCAAGTGACATGAAAACCCTAAAGCCCTCAGTGGCCACTATCTGGTACGCCTACACACCTGACGGAGTTCTTCACGAAGGTGTGACCGAGCCCGGCCAGCAGACCACCGTCAGTGATGCTTGCGAGTTCGAGTACGGTGCTGGTGTCGAGACAAAGGCCGCCAAGTACAAGGACAAGCTGAAGGACGCAACGGACAAGCATCCAGCCACTCCCGGCCTCTACAAGAAGTCGGACAAGGTCGTGAAGCTGGAAGCTAACGACTGCCAAGGAAAGAAACACGCTCTGGAGGCTGCCGAGGCCAAGGAGCAATGAATCACGCTGCTGTGTAAGATTCGCGCGGAACCTTACTCAGCAGCATGACCTACCGCCACGGGCGGGTATCGACGGTCTCGCGCGGGGACCACCTGTAATCAACCCATCAACCTCTTCGAGGAGAAACCCAATGGCACGAATTGAAATGCGTGACGTTACCATCTACGTGCAGGATGGTCTCAGCGGGACGGGTAACCTGTCCGCCAACGGTACCGCCAACGACACCGAACTTGAGATCGATACCGTTGTTCTCAACACCACCACGACCAACTTGGTCCCGGTCGGTGCTCGTCTGACGGTCAACGGCGAAACGGTTGAGACGGTCCACACCGTCACCGCCCGCGTCCCCACGGACTCCGGTCCCACGACCAACATCACGATCACGCCCGCTCTGGGTGTTGGTTCTTACAACAGTGGGAACGCTGAAGGTGCCCTCACCTTCATCAACCAGCGGATCGAGATCAAGATCGGTGAGGGCAACCTCACTTGGTCGGAAACGAAGGAGTACGAGTACCTTCGTGAGCGTGGCGACCTCGACACCGTCAAGGAAGGCGACGAGCAGCCGGTCGAGATGAGCCTTGAGTTCGTCTACGACTACATCAAGACCGAGTCCGGCCAGACGATCACGGCGGTCGACGCCCTGAAGCAGGCCGGTGAGGCGAGCGAGTGGGTGTCGGCCTCGTCCGACCTCTGCGAGCCGTACTGTGTCGACGTTCTCGCGAAGCACTGCGTTCCGTGCGGAACGGACCAGGACGAAGATGTGCTGTTCACCGACTTCCGTTACGAGTCGCTGGACTTCAACATGGGCGAAGCGACCATCGCCGTGTCCGGCCGCTGCAACGTGAGCGAGCCTTCCGTCACCCGTTCGGATGACACGGAATGCTAAGCCCCAAGTCTGACGGGGCGGCTGCTGCAAGCCGCCCCGTCGGACACCTCTTATTTCCACAGCCTCAACCTGGAGAAGAAACATGAAGATCGGTGGAGTCAAAGTAACGAAGCACGAAGAGTTGCTCGTGCTGCCCCGAGGCGGAGAAGGAAAGGACATCCCAATCAAGGCCGTCGCCGTGGCAATCAACGACGAGTTCAACGAACGCGTCCCGCTCCCTGTGGCTCCGATGCTGCAAACGAAGGACGGAAAGAGTCCCGACTTCTCGGACAAGGAATACCTGAAGGCGTGCAAGCGACGCGACGATCAGCGGTTCGCCTTTATGGTGCTGAAGTCCATCGAGCCCAGTGAGATTGAATGGGAGAAGGTAGACATCAACAAGCCCGCCACATGGACGTTATGGAGCGAGGAGATGATGGAGAATGGTATCTCCGAAGTTGAGTGTAACCGCATCGTCAATCTGGTGCTGGCCGCCAACTCGCTCGACGAACGAAAGATCGACGAAGCACGACGGGCTTTTCTACTTGGTCAGGGCGAGTAGCTCGGAAGATACTCTGGCCGCCAAATCGCACGACTGAATACGTGATCTGGGCGGCTTGCAAAGAGATGGGTGTCAAACCCCCTGGGGTGAAAGACACCTGGGACGAATGCGACGTCCTTACGCAAGCCCGCCTAATCGCGTTTCATCAGACAGCCGAGCATGACAGGGCTCAGATGGCAAGAGCCGGTATCCCGAGGATCTCATGAAGTTCACCACTGATTTCTACTGGATGGACCTCGACCTGGACGCCTACAAGCGGGCGTTGCTCAGTGCTCTCCGAAACATCAACGAGAGGGCTGGCAAGGCGTGGATCAACGAAGCAGTCAACAAGACTCCGATCCCAACGTGGTCAGGTGCGTCGAGGGCAACCTTCCAGAAGCTAGCAGCGGAACTCGGGACATCGGTTCCCATCGGGCCTATCAGATCAAGAAAGAATCGAGTCGCTCTCGGACTCAGTGTGTCGGCCGGGAGCGGCGTGCTTGAAGACAAGGATGACGGATACGCAGGATTCATCTACGACACCAACCTTCGGTACCTCGCCTACAACGAATACAATCTGGCAGTGGCCGGGCCGCCTCCCCAGCCGTTCAGTAACAACGTGCGGTTCACCCCGTACAATTTCCAATCCCGTGCCCAGGCAGCATGGCTGGCGGTAGCCAAGACAGCCAAGCTTCCAGACCCTTATAGGTACCTCAAGAAGAGGAAGATGTAATGCCGGAGATCAGACAGAAGCTAGGTTTCGACGCTGGCGGAGCCATCAAAGAACTCACCGACCTTACGCGATCACTGAACGGTGCGAACCAAGCCCTCGCGCAGTTTCAGGGAACGTCGAAGGCGTCAGGTAAGTTGGCCGCCACCACGAAGAACCTCCAGAAGACCAAGAAGGCTTCCGCCGACCTGACCGTCTCGTGGAAGACCATGGTCCGCGTTCTGCAAACCCAGCTTATTGTCCGTGGCCTCAACGTCCTGACTCAGAGTCTGGGCGACGCTGTTGAGCGTGCTCGTGAACTCGGACTGGCGATTGAAGAAGTCCGAACCATCGACAGTCTTGATCGCTCAGCGGAAGCTATCTCGAAGCAAGTCCTCGAACTCTCCAACGTCATCGGCAACGCCCCAACGGATCTCGCCGAAGGTCTGTACCAAACCTTGTCGAACCAAGTTGTCGGTGCTGGTGAAGCGTTCAACTTCATGGGCGAAGCTGCCCGACTTGCAAAGGTCACCGCCGCCGATACTGGCGACGCTGTGAACGCACTATCATCGGTCATGAACTCGTACCGGCTGGAAGCATCCCAGACCGAGCACGTTGCCGGTACCCTCTTCAAGACCGTCGAGCAAGGTCGTTTGCGACTAAACGAGATCGCCAACGTCATCGGTCGTGTCACCCCGTTGACCGCTCAGTTGGGCATCACATGGGAAGAGACCGCCGCATCCATCGCGACCATGACTCGACAGGGTGTGCGGGCCGACACCGCCATCACTCAGTTGCGTGCTGTGGTCACCCGACTGTTGAAGCCGACCGACGACGTACGAGAGATCTTCCATCGTTGGGGCGTGCAGGACGGTAAGCAAGCCATCGAGACGTTCGGTGGGTTGAGTGGCGTCTTGAAGAAGTTGCTCCAAGAGACCGGCGGAACCTCGGAAGGCATGGCCGACCTCTTGCGGAACGTGCGAGCCATCTCCGGTGCGTTCGGTATCATGTCCGGCGACGGCGAGACCCTCGACGAGGTCTTGGAAGAGATCACCAACGGTACGAAGGCGGCCTCTGAGGCTTGGTCGCAGTTCGCCGAGTCAGACGCCCAGCGACTGACTGCGTCAACGCAAGAGTTCAAGAACCAGTTGACCGCCCTTGGCACGGAAGTGCTGCCCGGCATCGTCACGGCGATGGAGTTCATCAACGACCTCACCGAGGTCTACATTGAGGACATCAAGTTCCTGACCGGCAACTGGGGCCCGGCCGAAGAAGCAGCCAAGCGGTACGCTGAAGCTGTTCGACAAGGTGTGGACGACAGCAACGATCTGAAGAACGCTCTCGCCGACGCTGGTCGTGGTGCGTACGACAACCTGCGAAGCGCGTCGAACCTCTACTACGCTGAGGCCAACAAGAAAGAGCAAGAGCTTGCGGCCATCCGTGAGAACTCCATCGCTGAAGCTACTGCTGCCTTCGAGGGTGCGGTCGACAATATCGCCGACCTGTACAAGAGCAGCCTGAAGGACATCGAGGATTTCGCTGATAAAGCCGCAGACCTCGTCACCAGCACGTTCAAGAAGATCGCCGACATCCAGCAGGACTTTGCCGACCAAGCTTTGGAGTATCGTCTGGAGCGAGAGCAGGATGGCTACGGCCGCCTGCGTATCTTGGACGAGGAGTTCAACAAGGCGCGTGCTGAAGCAGCGCAAGCAGCGGCTAACGCCAGTGCCGACCCGGCATCGCAGAAGGCTTATGAGGACGCCGTCGCCCGCACGTTGGATCTCGCCAAGCAACGTGTGCGAGAAGCCAAGACTCTGTCAGGTGAAACTACCAGAGTCAGAAACGCTCAGAAGGACGTGCTGGACGTCATCGCCCAGCAGATTCCTGCACAGCGAGAGTTCGCCAAGATCTATGCTGAAGCTGGCGACGAAGTCGGACGACAGCAGAAGATCTTCGCCGACATCAAAGCACGAACGGATGAGATCGGTAAGCGGATCAAGGAGATTCATGCTGACGGTATCGTCGATGAACGCGAACGCTCTGAGTACCAAGCGTTGATCTCTGAGCAAGAGACGCTGAACGCGAAGGCCAAGGAAGGTGCTGAGATCTTGTCGTCCTACGGGCTGGACATTCAGTTCGATGAAGTGATCGGCGGCCTGGAGCAAGCCCTCAACCAAGCCCATAAGGATTGGCAGGCTGAGGTGGACCTCGCCAAGCGAGTCTTCCAGCAGAACGTCATCCCACTGCGAGTGGCCTTGGACCCGACCGGCGTCCGACGTCAAGCACAGGATGCTTTGGACATTCAA